CATATACTTAGTAAGATTGGATTAATAAGTGAATTAACTACGTGCATCAGCGAATCGTAGAGTTCTGGGCATTTTTCACTAAGAACTATCTCTGGTATCTGTCTTAGTTCATCTTCTTCTGGATTAGGTACAAATGAAAAAGATTTTGTCATATTATCTATTTCATCTAAAAGTATTGTGCAAAACTTTTCTGAAAACAAAGGAACTGTATAAACATCTTGTAAAGGTTGCTTGACAATATCTTGTAATGGCAATTCTTCTGGATCGCCTAAACCTTGGCTTTTGTAAAATTTAATTATATTTGGAAGTGATGCTTTTGCTTTCTCTAAAGTATCTTGGTCAACAAACCAATCAGAAGGAAATCCAAGCAACAAGTTTTTTAACTTGTATTCCTCTTGTTCTGTTACTTGTTTTGCCAACATATAAAAATATCCTAAAATCTAGGTTACTGTTACATTTACTGCTATATTTCCCTTTGTTATAACAGAAACAGCACCTAAAGAAGCTGTAGCTTTAAAACCATTATTGGGTGTATTAGGAGTATGTAACTGAGTCCAGCTGTTTCCTATGTAAACTTGCAACACGCCTTGAGAAGTATTCCAAATTACATCACCTTCTAAAAAGTTTAATTGCGCAATCTCTGTTTCGTTGAACTGCGGCGTTCGATTTGGATCAAACTGTCCTAAGTTTAACTCAAGAATCCTAACTAATCTATTAAAAATTTCAGCAGACATCTCCCCTTGAGCAAGCGGAAGGCTAGTTTCAAGTAATTTTGCCATTATCTTCTGCCGTCTGGTTTAATATCTAACCTAGTAGCTCCAAGTCTCCATCCCACATTATCATTACCATCTGAATCGTCATCTGACTCTACTCTAAATACAGCTTGACGACTTCTTGCTCTAAGACTAACTTGCCCAGTTGATGATCCTACAGAGGATGTAGAGCTAGTTGACAAAGATTCTCCAGGATTGTTTCTAGTTTTTATAACAAGATTTACTTTACCTGAATCTGAATTAGCTAAGAATTTTAAATCTGGAAACATTCTTTGTATGTAAGCAAACTGCTCTCCTTCGCCTACTTCAAAATCTGAACTTTCTATAAATACGTTAGTCATAGGGTTGCCATCATCGTTAAACCCATCTTCTTGTTCAAACAAGTAACCGTTATAAGTAGCTCTAGGATAGTCTTCAATACCACTATCTAACCAGGCGTATCTTTCTAATTGTCCGTAATACCAAACATTATCTTCGTAGTTATAGATAACATATCTATCTATTTCGGTTGCGCTTGAAGAGCAATAAAACCAACCTACCTCAGATTTTTCAGTAATGGTGAAAGCATGTACTTTAAAGGATTGTTCGTAATTTATGTCTCCAAATACATAATTATGAACATTGCAAGGTAATTTTTGTACGCTACCTGTATAAGAATAAAAATTAGTTGAAGACATCCAATAAATAGCTTGTGCTGAAGTAACAGCAGCTTTAGGTCCTATAAGTCCAGTTCCCTCATTAATAAGATTAACTGCAAATGTAAAAGGTGGTCCAACAAATTGCATGCTGTATAAAGCAGTATCAGTCCAAATAAGTATTTCTTGTCTCGATTTAACTGCTCCAATAATAGAAGAACCAGAAGATAATCTTAAATCTCCAGCAGTATTCGTAATTAATGGTTGAAACTCTAAATCATTTTCTTGGTCACTAAAAGATATAAGCATAGGATCTATAGTTCCTGTTCTTGCTCCATCTGATATTGGATCTGATCCTAGTACAATTAAATGTCTGTCTTTTTCGGAAGTAATAACTTGTAAGCCTACTGTTGGGACTAAATTGGCTCCAGAAATAGCTGAAAGATTTAAAGCTCTTGTTTCTAAGCCATTATTTTCTACCCATCTATAAACACCGCCAGCCCTAGGATTTATTATAAGGTTTTCACCAAAATGGTCATGTGTCCAAAGTCTTAGTTGGTTAGTAGCAGATAATGCTGTAGTAGAGCCGAAAGTACCTTCTCCCCAAGTTCCAGAACTCCATCCAGTACCCGTTATATATACATCCAAACCTACATTTATTTGATAAACTCCATCTACTGCGGAGCCTCCGTTACCAGAATCAGAGCTGTTGGCTGTAACAACACTACCGCTGGTATCTTTTGCAACAAATGTATAGGTGTTGGTTGTAATAGAAGTAATTTGATACTCTTGGTTTAAAACATCGGCTGTTATTAAACCGCCTAAACTTACAGCGTCTGAGAAAGTAACAAAATCATTTAATACTGCACCATGAGCATTATCAGTAGCTGTTATAATAGAGCTGCCATTAGTAGCAGAAAAAGTAACGCCATTAGTCGTAGTCTTTCGTATGGGGGTAACATCTGAATAGCTATCTCCTTCTCTTATATAATATTTCCAAGTAGTTCCTAAACCTAGATATTTTGTACCTCCTAAAGAAGTCCAAGCGTGTAAAGCTCTACCAGTTCCTAAATAAGAATTTGAACCATCTTTAGACCAGCCTCCAAACTTTTCTGGTCTGCCTTTCCTAAAACGTACAAGATTTACATCAAACCAACCGCCTGTATTATCGTATTCGGTTCCTTCTCTGTTTATACCTGGATTAAATAAAATCTTGCTAAGAGGCATTTTTTATATATGCTCCCAGTCTTTACCTTCAAATAACAAAGCTTCAGCTTCTCTACGTCTTATAAGTCCTTGTAAAACTTTACCACCTGCTTTGTTCCAACGTTTAATTTGATTAGGAATATCCTCCCAATCTTTGTTGTTAATTTTCTGCAATAAAGTTGAAGAATTAAGGTTTGATGGCCCAAGATTAAATACCCAAGCAACTAACGCATCAAATTCATTTTGTTTAAGATCTGTTTTAACCATATCATTTATATAACCTTCATACTCTTTCATTTCGTGAATTAGTAAATCTTCTGCTTCTTGTGTTGTTATGCACATTCCACCAAAAACTGGCTTTCCTTCATATTTTGTAGAGCCATATCCAATTGTCCAAACTCCTGCTGCACATTTATAACTTACTGCATGTCCATTTTCTACTGGACAACCTTCAAACTTTTTTATAAGTGATAAACCTTCTTGTGAAATTTTCATGTTAGTAATCTCCCCATACTTTAACTTTTTTACCACCTTCGTAGGCAACTGCGTGCCCTTCATCAATAAGTATTTGACAAATATCTTCGCCATCTTCTGTATAAGGGATGCCCAATATCCTGCCATACTTACCTTTTCCAAGTGATTTTATTTTAAAGTTACCTTTGCAAAGTTCTTTTAGTCTTTCTTTTGCAGCAAGCCCTAGTTTTTTTTCTGCTAGATCTCTTGTGCGTGACTCTGGTGTGTCAATGCCTGCTAATCTAACTCTTTGTTTATGTAGCTTAACGTCAAAACCTAAATCTAGAATACAATCAAAGGTATCGCCATCAACAATTCTATCTAATGTCGCGTTGTAAACAAAAGCATCTGGTGCGTTTGCCATTTATTTCTCCTTTGCTTTACCTATATTTAAAGCCAACATATCAATAAATTTGTATAGTTTGCCAACCCAAACGTCGTCTTTAGGTGTAGAAGTAGATGCTGCAATTAAGCTTGAAACAGTTACTATTGTTGTAATCCAAACTACTATATTAGTTAAAAAATCCATATTTTTCTCCTTTGTAAAAATTAATGGTCTATTGATTTTAGCAGATTATTCGTCTGGTTTGTCAATTGTTACCTTTCTATAGTAAACAACTACTTCTTTAAGTTCATTTATGTAACGTTTTAACTCTTGCATGTTATAAGACATAAGCTCGTAATCTGGAATAGACATGGCTACAAATACTAATTGGCCTTGATCTTTTTCTACTCTTTCTAAAAACTCTTCAATGTTTTTATCAGATACTACATACCAATAGGGTTCCTTAAGATCTATCTCTCTAGGCATTATAGGTTGAACTATAGTTCTTTCTACAGGCTTGGCTAAAACTTCTATTTGTTTAGTCGGAATCAGGCTGCAACTGCAGGCCATCATCAAGATTATCAATGTTGCGACTGTCTTCTTCAATGCTATCAAATACATTTTTTGTTCCTTTGTTTACCCTGGGTTCAATAAGTCCAGGCTTAGCTGCTGCTAATTTAGTTAAATCGTGCCTCTTAAATATGTCAAGGTACCTTGTCATCTCTTGTTGTATTTCTTGATTACGGCCTTGAAGCTCTAACAAGCTAGTAGCTTGCAAAGCAAAATCTTTTTGTATGGTAGCAATAGTTTCTTTTTGTGTTTCTACGGCACCTTCCAAAACTTTATTATTAGTTTTAAGAGTAACATTTTCATTGTAAAGCCAATAAGAACTAAGTCCTAAAACCAATATAATACCTATTAATATTTGCTGCATTATAATTCCTCAATGATGTAATTAAGTCCACCAGAGCTACGATACTCTATCTCCCTGCCTTCTTCGTTGCGAAATTTTAAGTGGTTTTCTTTTTGGACTATAATTTTTTTTGTAATGTGGATGGTGTCATCTGAATCACCGTACTCTTTATTAAAAGATACAGTAATTTGATATCTACTTTTAAATTTATTCCATATCCATTTAAAGATTAATAACAGGACATTTTTAAATTTACTCATTTTAATTCCAAGTATAGACTTTAAGAGCTTTTGCCTTTCCTTTAACTTTTAAGTCTTCTAAAGATTTTAACTTAAAACTACAACTTTTGGCAGTCTCATGTCCTATAAGAAAATCAACACCTGCTTCTTTAGTTCCAGACTCAAGACGTGCTGCTACATTTACGCAATCACCAATCGCCGTATAATCAAATCTAGTATCTGAACCCATATTGCCTATAACTGCAAAACCTGTGTTTACTCCCACGCCTATTTTTATACCTAAACCAGATAGCTTTACTTCATCTTGTATTTCTTTAGCGCAAAGAATTGCAGCGTCTTCGTGATTATCTAAGTCTATAGGAGCATTAAATATGGCCATCATTGCATCGCCAATATATTTATCTACCATTCCCTCATATTTTTTTACAGCGTTAGCTTGAATAGTTAGAGCTTTATTCATAATCTCTGTTACTTTTTCTGGTTCTAGCTTTTCTGACAAAGAAGTAAAACCTCTAACATCTGTAAATAGAAATGTGCATCTTTTTTTTTCGCCACCAAGTTTTAATAACTCAGGATTGTTTTGTAATTGTTTAACTTGCCTTGGATCAAGATAATGTTCAAATTGTTTTTTGATTAATTGGCGTAATTTAAACTGTTTTCTGAAATTTAGATAAAAAGCAATGGCCCCAGTTATGAATTGTGAGATAAAAGTCCATGAAAAGTCTATTAAATAACCTTTTTGAATGCTAAAAACTCCTGTAAAGCCCGTAGTGAAGAGCAAAATTATAGCTATACTTACCCCCTTAGTAACGCCAAGATAATTAATTACCAGCCACGTCAGAGTGACGAATATTCCAAAAATTAAAATTTCTAAAGCTATTGCAAAATCTGGTATATGTGGAGAATTTTCTATAAGAATTGACTCAGATAATGCTGCTTGAATCTTATGAGGTTCTAATAATCCAGATGGAGTTGCAATCTGTGGCATGATTCCATTTGCAGTAACACCAATAAATACAAATTTACCTGCTACATCCATTTCTTCTAAAGTTGTTTGTGGTGTATCAACCCAACTTATCCACTTGCGGCCATAATTATCTACAGGTATTGGAGCTAAACCCTTTATCACTATTTCTTCTAATCCATTATCATTAGTTTTTATAATGTATGTATTAGATCCTGCAAGTATTTTTAACACCTGAGTTCCAAATGCAGGAGCCCAGCCTTCAGGCGTCTTCATTAGTAATGGTATTCTTCTAACCAAGTTATCTATATCAACTGGTGCAGATGCAATTCCTTGCGTAGCTTCTGCTTTTAATACATCTATATTCTCAACAATACCTGGTGACATATATCCACCTACATCATCTCCAAGTATGACAGTTCCTGTAGTTGGCGGATAAGAGCCACTAGGACTTTCAAACATAGCTAAAACACTTGGACCAAGCTCAAGAGCTGTTGCAAAGAACTTATCGCCGCCAAACCTATCTGGCTCACTAAAAGATACTACCCAGCCAACACCTATAGCACCTTCAGCCAGAATATCTAGTTGTATCTGCGCTAAGTCTTTTCTAGGAAATGGCCATCCTCCTCTTTTGCGGACATCATCTTCTGTAATATTAAGAGTAGTAAAGTAACCAGATGGTTCTTGTTCTGCAACGTAAGCATCAAATATCTTTAGTTTAAGTATTTCGGTTGGCGTGCTTTGAAATACCAAGGGTAAACTTAATAATAGTAATAAAGGGATTATTAACTTATTTAACATGGGTTTAAGTTTTGTCCTGTTACATGATGATAATTAGGCAGAGTTTTACATGCTGTATTATACATATATAAATTTTTTAATATTACACCCACAAGTACCCAGTTAACTAACACAACTTGACTATCTTCTAAGTTAGCTCCAATAATAGAGGTTGTAATAGATTTTTGTAATAAAAATTCTGCAGCACTAGGTTTGTCTGGTAATAAAAAATTAGCTTCTTTTATATTTGGATGATTTTTAGTCATATAATATGAAGATGTCACATCTACAGCATTAAGAATATAATAAATTGTTAATGTTTTTTTACTTGGTTCTTTTTTTATATCTATAAATCTAAGACGTTTGTTTATTGAGTCTTGTATTAATAAAGAGTCTTTTTTTATTTGTACGTAGTTAAAATCTGTTTCTGGTAAAGTTAAGTCTAATTCAGCTTGTAACTGTAAACATGTAAAAAGTAATATTAAATATTTCATTATTCACTCTGCGTTATGGTTATATTAGAATCGCCGCCACCGTTAATCTTAACAACATTAGATACACCATCTTGAATAATAATAAGTGTATAAGAGCCATTACCATTAAGATCTAGTCTAACTGAATCATTTACCTTTCTTCTAAGGCTTATTACATCTCCTGCGACTAAAGTAGTTATTTGTGTATCGGTATCTTGTCCTATTCTAGTACCTGTTAAATTAATACCACCTGCGTCTGCTAAGACATCCTCATCTTCTCCTACAGCTAAAGAATCTAAAACATTAAGCAGGTCTTCTAAAAAGTTAGTATCTAGGTAATTAATATCAAGCTCGGTAAACTCTAGTTCATCCTCGCCTAAAAAATCTTCATCAAGATAGTCTATATCAAGATCATTAAAATCCAGTATGTTTGCTTTAGCATTTTGTGATACTTCTTCTGTAAGATTTATTTCTTTTTTAGGAGGTGTAACAATAAGCATGTTATCTATGATGTCTAAAGTTAAATCTAAGATGACTGGTTTACTAGGAACAGACTCAAAGACGCTTACTGTTGTAGCTTCAAAAGGTTTATTAAGTATGACACTTCCCATAGCTGTAACTACTTCTATTTCACCACTAGATAAACCATAAGCATCTGGCAATAAAATTATTAAGGATTTACCAAGCTCGTCTACTGTGGCTGTAAAATCTGTACCTCTTATGGCTATGTTAGCTGTAGGGGTTTTAAGTGATATGTTTTGTTTGTCTATTCTTCCTAAATTACCTGTAATAAACCTAGCGGTACCAAGTCCAAAGGTAAGGGCCATTTTTGCTTTGCTTGGGTCAGGATCATAGATGTACTCATCTATAGTTAGTTGTGAGTGTTCGGTTAGTTTTACTGTTGAGTCATCAAGAAATGTAATAGCCATGCGGCCATTGGTAGTAACAGCTTCATCATTACTCTGGATTGCAAAATCTACTTCTGCAATAAATGGCTCGTCTCTTACAATTTGCGCTGAACCATTTAGTTCAGATATGCCACCAATATCAACAGCTAGTGCTGGTTCCTTGATCGTTTTGGATAATGCAAACTGTGGAAGCAGCATTGCCACCAACACTAATAATCTTAAGCCAGTCATTATCTTGTGTGCTTAACTGTTGTATGTTGAACGTTCTTTGTCCACCTGTGTGATCTAACCAAAAGTAGCCTCCTGCTGATGCGCTAACACCTGTACCAGTATAATTAACTGTATTATCACTACCATCTATATCCATATAGTTTGTAGCACCATCAATATTAATGTTCGATACAACTGTATTGTTAGAACCTTGAATAATCCAGTCTAAATCTAAAGTAGCTGCTAAAGCAGTTGTTCCTTGGTTTAGAGTAAATGTATTGCTAGAGCCAGTAACAGCTATATTTTGATTAGAAGAGTCAGCACCAAAAGTATTAGAAGGATCAACCTGAATAGTAAAAAGATTACTATTACCAGTAAAGTTATAAAGTGCAGTAAAGTTATCTGCCCATATATCACCAAGAAACTTGTTAGTATTTCCAATCATATTGATGTCTATAGTCATGGTTGTGCCATCAATATCAAAAGCTGTAAGGCTTCCTGCTGCTGAGTTCAATCCGCCAATAATGTTAGATATACCTAATTGTTCTATATCAAGATTTAACGTTGTACCGCTTTGGTCTAAGTATATCTCGTTATCAGCCGCGTAAAGTGGCGATGCAATCATCATCACAATCAGGCTTATTAATTTTAATTTCTGCATGTTTCCAAAATCCCCTATCGTAACCGATAGTAATAAGTTCTAATACTGCTCCTTCTATTGCCTTCATAAGCGCAATAGTTGTTGATTCATTTCGCGAGTTACCTAGTTCTATTTCTACTAACTCGGTGCCCATTTCAATAAATCTAAAAACGTCTTCTGATTTACCATAACTAAATATAGTTTTTTGACTTAATACTTCTATAAGTATTTCGCCAGTTGCAACAGATACCATTCTTAAACTTACTGTAATGTTATCTTCTCTATACTGAATGCTAGTGCCGATACCTAGATAACGAGCACCTATTCCTCCAGTTGTCAAGTTACTATCATAGCTTATGACAGCTCCTTCTAGCAAGACACCTGCAAATAGCAAAGGCGAAAGTTGTTTTTTCTTTTCCTCTTCTGTAGCAAATTGTTCTCTGGCGGATCTAATTAACTGACGCTCTTTGGTAAGGTTATCTAAACCTACCCTTTCTACTACTCTAAAAAACTTACCATTACCTGCGTGCTTTAAGGCCCTTATAAGCAATGTATTTGGTGATTGAGTTATGGCTGTAGAGAATAAAGCAAACTCACTATTACTTTTTCTTTGGCCTGTTTGATCTGTAAATGCAGAAGGATATACAGCAACAACAGGACTAACTAATGGTGGTTTAACATCCAATAAATATTTTGATTGTAATTCGTCTATTCGCACTACATCATGTGCTTTAAATCTTTGCTCGTATGTATCAGCATACTGGTCAAAGATAGAGCAACTAGAAAGTGAAGCTACCAATAGGAATTGTAATAACCGTGACTGTGCCATCTGCTTCCGTTATTCTTAGTGTTAAAAAATCTCCGTCTGTACTGTATTCTATCGTATTACCTTCTAAAGATATAACACCTGAATCAGATGGTGTTTCACCAAACAAATTAGCTATTAGTTGTCTTGATAGTTCTGCATAGACACGCGATTCAAAATTTCTGATAAATCTCTGAACTGTTGAGTTTTCTTTGTCTCTTTCAGCTTCTTCTATGGCAGCTTTTATTTCGTCTTTAATTGTTTGTTTACGATTAAACTCTTGATTTTCAATAGTCAAATAATGACTAGATGTATTGACACCATTAAAAGATGGTGACTTAAATTTGTGAGTTATTTGATCGGCTTTTACATTAATACTAATAACTCCAATTATTAATACAATTCCAATAATAATTATAAATTTTTCTAAAAATTTTTGATTTTCTTTATCTTTCTTGCTTAGAACTTTCTTTGGCATTTTCTTTCTCCTGGTTATCTCTTAATTCAATAACTGTATCTAATTTCTGTTGCAATCTTATAATATCATTATCTAAAACCCTAATTCTGTCAATTAAAGCTATAAGCGTAACAGAAGCTTCAGATAATTTTTTTTTAATATTGTTAGTAATAAAACCCCAAATAAAATAAATCATATAGAGTAAACCTACCGTAGCTACTATAGGAAAACCATATTCTGATATAGCCTGGGCAATATCCATTAATCTCTTCTAGCGTCTTCTTTGCCGTCAGCTCTTGCTATTCTGTTTAAATCAGGTCGTATGCCTAGTACAACACACATAGTTGCATCTATTCTTATCATGTCGTGATTCATGGTTTTAACTCTATTATCAAGGGATGACACAATTCCATGAATAGAATTGACTTGACCAACAACGGACTCAAGTATGTATTTAATAGTTAAAAATATAAAAAAGCCGCCAATCATGGCCATAGCTATAGGAAATCCTACATCAGCTATTAAGGCAAATGCGTTGCCCATTTATTCTTTATTAGCTTCGCCTTTAAAGCTTTTACTTGATCCAGATGTTCCAGCGTAAAGACCAAACCAAGCAGCTCCTGCGCCTACAACAATAGAAATAAGGCCTGATTGTTCAAAGGTAGGCGACTCTAAAGCCATAAACCAGAAGGTTGTATAGTAAAGCAGATACATATAAATACTAAGAAAAGCTCTTGGAAACAATCTCCAAGAGTCTACAGCTTGAGCTAAATGAATTACTTTTTGCCAAGGATTAACATTGGTTGTGTCTTCTAAAGTTCTTATTTTATCTTTAAGTTCTCCAATTTCCTGAATCATAGCCATAAACTTATTAAGATCCATTTCAACTTCGTTTCTATCCATGTCTCCGCCAAATCTTCCGCTTCCATCATTCATTATAAAAACCTCGCTAATACTATGCTTGCTACTATAAAAGGGTAAACAGCCCAAATCATATTTTCTAATTTATCAAACCTTTTTGATCCGTCTTCTAGTCTCTTATCAATACTTTTGTATAAAGCTTTACACTCTCTTTCGTGAGATTCTATTGCGTTTAAAGCATCTTTTGCTGTAGCCATTATTTTTTCTTTTTAACTCTTTTAATTGTGTAGGCTTCATTTACATCTGGAGTAGATTTATCATCTGCTATGTAATGACCTTTTTTGTTTCTTGATCTTACCTTTACTTTTTTAGTTCCAGTAAACTTATCCCAAAATTTTGAAAAAATACTCATATTATTTTTCCTCTGATTCTTCTTCAATTATTTCATCAGCTATTTTTTTAGTGCTTGATATAAAAGCATTTCTAAATACAGATGTGCTTGCTCTTACTTGATCTAATTGAAAATTAAGATTTCTTTCTTTATTTGCAAGATCTAATAATTGTTGTTGCAAATATTTTTGCTCATCAGTCATATCAGATTCTTTTAATTCTACATCATCAATTAAAATAACATTCTCTTCTTTCTTGACAGTTTCTTTATTGGCCATAATATCCTCCTATGGTTTTATGCACACTTGTCGGTGTGTTTGGTTTAAATTTAGCTATTATCTGTTATGTACTTTTTACCAGTTGCAACTGCTGCAACGTGAGTAGTCTTTTTACTATCTGCTGCACCTTTTACATCTGGAGTATCATCATCGCTATCAACAGGTGCATATTCTAAAATAATTTCAAGGTGGTCTACGTTTCTTTGAACCATCTCATTTATTTCAGCTTGTGTCATTCCTTCAACGCTCCAACTTCCAGCTTTTACACCGTCAATTAAGTTTACGCTATCAGTTCCTGCTGCTAGACATTCTGTTACTGTTTGTGCCATTTTATTCTCCTTTTAGAGTTTTTAACTCTTGTTTTAATTCATCTACTTGCGTAGACAGTTCTTGGACTGCTTTGATAATTGGAAAAATATAATCAGCTGGTCCAATTTCTTGTTGTCCATCTGGTTTTTCTCCCCAAGTACCATCGTAGTGCTCAATACCTAATTCATCAATAACTTCTTTTACTTCTTGTGCTATAAGACCCATTTTTTTATTAGGTGTTACAGGTGTAGTATCTTCAGGATTGTATGCGTCCCATTCTTTAGGAAACTCAGAAGGTGCTTTCCAGTTAAAGATTACTGTTCTTAGTTTGTTTATAAACTCTAAACCCATACTGCTGTCTTCAATATTAGTTTTCTTACGAACATCTGAGACTTGGTCCCAAGTAGCATCATCTAAAAAGTCATTTCTAATATGTCCGCCTGAAGCACCAATATGAACTGCATTATTAGTTGTTCCGTTAAAATCTTGTCCAATAACAAAGCGTCTGTCCGAAGTAGCAGAACCAGTATCTGTATTATATCCAACACATAAATTGTAATTACCACTTGTAATGTCATTACCTGCAAAAAGACCAACTGTTGTATTTTGAGTACCTGTAGTTGCTTTTCCTAAAGCATCTCCACCTATTGCTACGTTATTATTACCTGTAGTAATAGAATCACCTGCTGCATAACCTACTATGGTATTACCACCACCTGTTGTAGCTGCACTTAAAGCTAAATAACCTATAGCTACATTCTCACTAGATGTTGTAGATGCATCTAAAGCTAAACCACCTATAGCAACATTTTCACTACCAGTAGTAACGGATAACATACTGTTATAACCTATAGCTATATTATTGTTACCTGTTGTACTTCCATCTACACCTAACATTGCAGCTCTACCTATAGCAACACAATTATCTATATCATTAGTGTTTTCACCTGCAAAAGCACCTATAAGTACATTAGCTCCGCCAATAGTATTTTGTCCTGCTTCTTCTCCTATAAAAGTATTGGCACCTTGGTCTACTAAATCTTGACCTGCGTTAGCACCTATAATAGTATTATGTGCAGCTGTAGTTACGCTATTTCCAGCTCCATTACCCATAAATACAGAAGCAGATGCAGTAGTTACTGCTCCACCTGCTCCATTACCTACAGCAGTAATGTTATCTGCTGTTGTTAAAGAACTTAATGATGCATTACCAACTGCTGTATTATTAGAACCTGTAGTACAAGCGTCTAAAGAAGCTGCACCAACAGCTATATTGTTACCACCTGTAGTATTAACACCTAAAGCATTATTTCCTATACCAACATTACTACTTGCAGTTGTATTAGCGTCTAATGCACCTTTACCGATTGCTACATTTTCTGCACCAGTTGTGTTTAACTGTAAAGCTCCAAAGCCAACTGCTACGTTATTAGATGCTGTAGTATTTGCACCTAATGCATTAGAGCCCATAGCAATATTATTTTGACCAGTTGTGTTAACATCTAAAGCTAATGTACCGAAAGCATTATTATGTATACCTGTAGTATTAGCACCCAAAGCTCCGTATCCTAGTGCATTATTATTAGCACCAGTAGTGTTTGCGTCTAGTGCTATTCCACCAACTGCTACATTAAAACTACCTGTAGTGTTTGCTATTAAAGCCTGATAACCTACAGCTGTGTTGTTTGAGGCAGTAGTATTTGCTCCAAGAGCATCAGAACCTATAGCTACGTTTGCACCACCAGTTGTATTTGCGTCTAAGGCTTGTCTACCTATACCAACATTATCGTTTCCTGTAGTGTTGGCAGCCATTGCACTTTGTCCTAAAGCATTATTATTAGTACCTGTAGTGTTTAGTTGTAAAGCACTT